GCAGTTGTGCCTCTTGATGTACCACCATCAATTAAGTTAATCTCTGCTGCAGTTGCGGATACTGCTGTACTACCTAAAGTAAGCTGTCCATCAGGAACAATAAGTCCTGCTGCACCATTAAAGATCAAGTCATCCGCAGATGTATCCCAAGTTAGGTTAGCTGATGCTGTATCACCGTAGAGTATAACATCGTAGCCTTGGTCATCAGCACCAATAGTAAGTGTAGCATCTAACTGTACTGCACCATCAATATCTACAGCATCTAAATTAGTTGTGCCGTCAATGTCAACATTACCTGATATGTCTAATGAAGCTGCGGCTATCTCACCACTAACATCTACTGCACCATTTATATCTATGGTTGTAGCATTTATCTCAATCTCTGTATCAGATACTAAGTCAAGTACACCGTCTGCTGATTGATGTATGTATGTACCGCTATCACCAAATTGTAATTGTCTAGTACTATTCAGTAGTATACCAGTGTCAGCAACGTGTGTTAGGGTGACATCTTGGTCTGCACCTAAATAAATTACTCCACCATCAGCTAAGAATAAATCACCAAACTCTAGTGAAGTTGTACCTAATGTAGCACCATCTGATGTACCAGGTACAAATGCTGTAGTAGCTGTGACCGTTGTACCTTTAACTGTAGTTGCACTAGATGCACCAATTGTTGCACCATCAACTGTACCACCGTTTATGTCAGCAGTGTCAGCTACAAGGGCATCTGTCGTCACTGTTCCGTCAAAGTAAGCGTCTTTAAACTCTAAAGAAGAAGTACCTAAATCTATATCGTTATCTGTTACAGGAACAATAGAGCCATTATTAAAGGTAACTTGGCCTGTTCCACCATTAGCAAAAGTAATAACATCTGACCCACTAAAGGTAATGCTAGTATCTGTATCTCCATCACCAGATATACTGTCTAACTGTATGTTACCTGCGTTAGTAAAGTTTGAGTCACTTAAATCAAATGTACCTGTAACGTCTAAGTTACCACCCACAGACAAGTTACCTGAGATGTCTGCAGCACCGTCCATGTTAATAGTAGTAGCAGTTAGATGTATTTCTGTAGCTGCTACTAAATCAAGGTTTCCAGCACTTGCGGAGTGAATATAATTAGAAGTATTAGTAAATTGTATTTTTTCAGTAGTAGCCATAAGGATATCGTCAGAAAACTCAAAGTAGTCTAAGTCTTCATTCCATATCAGCACACCGTCATTGTCTTCACCATCAAAGGTAATCGTAATATCTGTATCTGCAGTACCTGCACCAAAAGTAAGTGTGTTACCTAATAGCTTCGTTATTGGTCCACCTTCTGCAGCAGTACCATCATGCGTGTGTCCTGAACTGGCAGCAAATGCCGCTAATAACTGATTGAACTCGTCATTAGTGTGTGCGGCTGTTATAACATCTCCGTCAGTGTACGTAGACTGTCTTGTGTATGTGTCACCCATTTATCGTCTTGCTCCTAATTGATATTCTAGCTGAAACCCTTTTAGTGAATAGGGTGCAGTCTGCCCATCATCTTGTACTTTTAATGCTACCGCAAATCCTGAACCTTCAACTGCTTGTCTAACTAACGGTTGAGATGCTCCATCATATATTGGAACACCATATGTAGATGTACCATAAATAGCAACAACGTCTTCAGAATCTAAGGGATATGCTGCAGGTCTCGATGATTCAGGTTCTTCATAGTCATATCTTAATAATAAATCTGCGTCTATTGCGGCTTCAGGTTTATAGTTAAGTATAACCCTCTGCATATGCTTTCGTATTCCTGGGTCATCAAATGTTAAGTCAGGGCTTCTATATCTTCCTAATATAATTTCTCCGTCAAAAGTATTACCTGACTCTTGCCTATATATATAACCGCTTGAGTAGGCACCATGTAAAACAATTACGTTACCTTCATCTACAAAACTATCAGTACAAGCAGGTCGCATACCTCGTATCTCAGAAAATTCAAAGCGTTGCCCTTTTAGAACACAGATAACACCTTTAGTTTGGTTTTCAGCAGTATTGCTTTTAGTAAAAAAAATTCTGTATTGCGTTTTATCAGGTATTACAGTTGAGTCAAATTCTGATGCACTGGATAGGTTCTCATTAAATATAGACTGAACATTAGAACTAATTGTACCTAGCTCAACGTCACCAATCCTAGCAGTACCAGCAATAGTACGTAATCCGTCAGGTCCTAAGAATATTAAGTCACCAGCAAATTCTTGTATTGTATCTCCGTTTACACAACCAATGTTACGAGTTACAGGCACAACAGCAAAGTTAGAACTAGATGTTCCTGACAATTTAAATATACGTGTTTCACAAAAAATAAATAAGTCATCACGGAAAACTTTTAGCCCAACTACAGTATCGTCAACTTTAAAACTACCTGCTCCTGAACCACTACTAAAAGCATCTTCATCAAATGGTTGACTAAATATAACTTCTTGTTTTGTAGTTGACTTACCTGCATAGAACATATGGTCTTTAAATGAAGCAACAAACTTAGCACCAGAAACTGTGCTTTCACTTACATCTGTAGCAGCTAATGATGAGTTAAAGACTGTAGGGGCATTTACCCCGTCAACAACAACTATCTTATCTGTACCATCAAAGTTAAACCTTTCAAAGTTATATTTAGCTGCACTTGTTCTACCTGAGTCCCTAGATGTCCAACTAGAACCACCAGGAGTTGCGCTATATATACTTGTACCTCTAGCAGCTAGTACAACATCAGAAAAAGAAGCAACCATTAGTACTTTTTCGGAAGAAGAAGAAGTGTAAGGTACTACAGCACTAACATATTTAGAAAAACCATTTATTCTTCTGTAGCCGCCTTCAATATCAGGCTCAAAGTTACGTAGCTCTAACGCCTCACCTGGTTGCATTAAGAACGTAGACTTATTTAGTACTAAACCACGCTCACAATTAAATGCGGCAGGAGCTGTCTGTGAATTGTCTGGCATTAGTTTACCCTAAGTGAGGAACTAAATCCTCCTCGTGCATTGCTAGGGAGATATGTAGATCTAATATACTCAAATTTATTAACTAACAAAGTTTGCATATTCTTTATACCTTGCTCAAATCTCGTAAAGTTTATGCCGTACTGTTGTACTTCTCCTCTGTACTGATACACAAAAGCAGTAGCCCCGTCAACAATAACTGCAGCAAAACGATCAGGTATAGTTGTTGTATCTCCATGTGCATCCATATCAGTAGGATACGTAAAGTAATCAAACTTTACAACGTAAGACTTTGTTGGGTAGGGGTACATTAAATAGTTGTTATCTAAAGTACGCACTACATGAGTAGGCACTCCTCCGTCATCAAATTGAGTTACGACAACACCACTGGCATGAGCAGCAGCCGTTGTACTATTAGCACCACGAGTACAGCCAGTAATGTCATTACCGCTAATAGCTGTATAGGTAACTTCCTCGTTGCCAATATATACCTTACCTGCAGAATCAAGTCCTGTAGTTGATGTAAGTGTTAATGTTGCTACTGAGTCTGAGTGGGAACCATTTAGAGTTGTAGATATAATTAGGTCTTCTTGATTTACGTGTTTATTAATGTAATCATTGTAGTCCAGGATTCGTAGTTTACCACCACTGTTACCTAATGTATCGTTAGCTACTATTCTAAATGTATTGTAGTCTACAACTTTGGTTGTTGTAGGTAATGAGTATCTTACAACCCCTGCCGTTAATGTTTTACTGGCGGTTGCATGATTAAATGGGTAATTAAATTCTCTTTGATTAATATATCGAACAGCTTCGTTAATAGCAGTTTTAACTTGGGTTTGTATTCCCCTAGATGACGAAAAAGTTGAACTCGTTAATTCAACTTCATTTAACCTTGCAAGAACTTTGTTCGTTAAAGTTAGATAAGTCTCTGCCATGTATATAATCTTTCAAAATAAAAAGTTAGCTTAGGGGGCCAAGTTAGACCCAGCCCCCAATATGCTTTTATTATGCTAATGTGTCTCTATCGACTTCAGCAGCAGATGTGCTGCCTTGTTCTGAAACATCCATTAGTAGAGCGTAAACTCTAAGTTTACCTGCTGAGAAGGTAGCACCGTCACCT